TCTTTAGTTTGTATTGATTGATTTTTATTTAAATAAATTGCAAAACAAGTGCGAGTACAAAATGAAATTTCTCTTGTATTAAATTCTGTTATAAATGGAGTTTTACACATTTCACATATTTTTTCAATATATATTTTATTTTCTTTAATAAACGCTGTGGTATATCCTTGATTTTTTGCATTATTTAATGATTCTAATAATCTTGTATCATAATTTTGATTATACATATTTAATTCATCACAAGCCCAAAATGATAATTCGTTGACATTTTTGTAATTTTCACATTGTCTAAATTTAGTAAAAAATACAGGTAATTTATTTAATTTTGCATATTTTTTCCATTCCCTAATTGAAAATCTTCTATTTAATTGGGTTGTTAATTTTATCGCATGAGCTTGTATTTCTTCGTTTGAAATATTAATAGAATTTCCATTTGACAATCCAATTGCTCTATATGAAAGATTTTTTAAAACTTCATCCCAACGATCTTTTGACCATTCTTTTTTTGCTCTACGCATAGGATTATTATCTCCTATCATATTTTTTTTATGTAACTCATCATGATCAATTTTTGTCATAATTTTTAAATTATTATAATTATTATTTTTACAATTAAAATCAATGTGATGAATTATTTCACCTTTTTTTATTTTTTTATAATAATGTTCTGCAATAATTTTATGTTCAGATTTATTATTAGAAAACCCATTATTTATCCAATTATAATTTTGTGATTTTATTTTTAATTTTTTTCCTTTTGAAAATATATCTTTTATTGAAGCTTCAAATTTTGTAATTATTTTAACTTGATCTTTAGGTTTTAAATTTTTTACTTCTATATAACTTCCATCAATAAGCATTATTTTATGATTTCCAGTTGTTCTAATTGAACTTCCATCATCAAATGTGGTTTTAAATATTTTTTCATCAAATCCTGTTATTCTAGGATTTCTCATTTTTCTTATTTTGATATTATTTTCATTATCAAAACAAAAAACATCAACGTCTTTTCCTTCTTCTGTTAATTGTTTAATTGATACATCACCTCTACCATCTGCTACATATATTTTAGTATCTCCAACTAAACAAGGATTTGTTGCAATTGATTCAAACCCTTGTTCTTTATAAATATCTGCTGGACCATTGTTTATAACATTATCCCAAAATAAAATTCCAGGTTCAGCAGATGACCAAGCTGCATCAATTAATTTATCCCATACTTCTTTTGCTTTTATAGTTTTTACTATTTTTGGATTATTACTATTAACTGGCCATTTTAAATCAAATGTTGTATCATTTTTAACAGCATTCATAAAAGCATCAGTCATTTTAATTGATATATTTGCACCTGTTACTTTTTTCAAATCTTTTTTAATTGATATAAATGTTTCTATTTCTGGATGTTCACACGAAATAGTTAACATTAATGCTCCACGTCTACCATTTTGAGCTACTTCTCTACATGAATTTGAAAATCTTTCCATAAATACTGCAATTCCATCAGTCGTTCCGGCAGCGTTTGTTGTGGCTATTCCTTTAGGTCTAATATTTGAAATATCAAAACCAACACCACCACGACGTTTCATAATTTGAACTTGTTGTTGATCTGTATATAAAATACCACCATAAGAATCTACAGGAGAAGGAATTACAAAACAATTACTTGCTGATTGTATTTTATACTCATTTCCAATTGCACTCATTGGAGATCCTTGAGGAATTATCCATTTAAATTTATCAAAATATGAAAATATTTCTTTTTCATCCATTGAGTTTTTATATTTTTTTTCTATTCTTGCAAATTCTTTTGCTAATCTTATATGAGATTTTTCAGGAGTATCTTCTAAAATATTTCCTTCATTATCTCTTAAAGCATATTTATCAATAAATATTTTTGCAGCAGTTTTATCTCCATTAAAATAATTTGTTGAATTTGACAATGACACATCATAAGAATAAACCATATTTCTATTTCCTTTTTTATTTAATAATTTGTTTTTATTTTAAAATTTTTCATATATTTAATCAAACTTGTAAATTCTATTTATCATATAAAAAACATAATTAATAAAAATGTTTTCTATGTTAAATATTATATCATATTTTATATATATTACAAGAAATTTTTTAATTGTTATTTTGTTAAAAAACAATAATATCCCGTATCTATTATCTGGTATTGAATTTTGTTTATTTATAATTTATTAATTTTAATTTTTTAAATTTTATTTTAAAAACTTTTAAAAATTTTATTTTATTTAATCTTTTTAATTTTGTTTATTTATATTTTTTATATATTTACAATAATTCTAAACCCTTACAACAGGCAATTTATTTTATTGATACTTTAAAGAAATAAAAAATTTCTCACAGCACACTTAATACGATTTTCTTTTGACTGGTAAAGTGAAACCAGTATCTTATTGCCACGCATACACATTTGGCTCACTAAAGAGTTAAGTGATCGTCTCAAACTCAACTGAATGAGTTTTAGCACCCCTTGATTTTTACTTAAAATATATTTCTATATTTTATTTAAAATCACATATATTTTTATAAGATAAATTCAAATATATGTACAACAACGTAGCTTCTATTTTTATTTTAGTGTTGAATAAAACCGTTTAGAAAAACAACACGTCATTATGACAATTTAAATTATAACATAAGTGTATAATTATTCAACTAATATTTTTCAAGGATGTTTTGGAAATAAATGAAGAACTCCATTAATAGATTGAGCAGTGGTTGATCTCCAATTATAAATTCCTTTTAATTTGCAATATTCATTAAATCTTTTAGCATCATTTTCATATTTAACAAATGATTCGTGAGTTTTTAAATTTTTAGATCCATCTGATTTATGATAACAATGAGCATCTATTGCAAAATTTTTAAAACCTTTTAATTTAGAATTTAAACATATATCAGATCCATAAAAATGAAACCCATTAAAAGCTTTATCATTAAATTTTAAATTATTTGATTTTAAAGTAATTAAACATAATTCATCTAATGATTGTACTTCCATTCTATGTTTACCATAATTATTTAAAACTGTTCCAGAAGAATTAGTTAAATAATAAATAGGAGCATTATTTAATGATATTCCTGCCATTCCTAAAATACCTACTTTTTCTTGAGTTGAAAATAAATCCACTATATTTGATTTTATTTTATTAAGCCAAACAGTAGGAACTAAAATGTCTTCATGGCATAATAAAATAATTTCACCAGACGCAACATCTATTCCAGTGTTTAATCCCTTGTAAGCAGATGTAAAACTATTAAAAAAATTAGGTATAGCTATTATTTCAATAGTGTGTTGACCTACTTGTTTTCTTAATGTATTTAAGAATTCTTTATAATCATCTAAATTTCTAACCAAAGTAATAATAGAAAAATCTACTTTTTTTGGTTCTTTTGCTTGTATCATTCCATTTTCTATAAATTTATTTTCTATATATTTAACATCGTGTTGAATATTTTGTTGATTTAAGCCTATAGCTTTTCTACTAGCATTATCAACATGATAAATTTCTGCATTTCTATTACAATAATTAAATTTATTTAATAAATGTGGTATTTTAGCCATTAAATCTACGTCTTGAAATATATCTTTATATTCTTCATCTAATCCATCTACATCTATATAATCTTGTGTTCTAATTAAAACACCAGCAGCGGTATTACCATCTACTAGTTTTATACCGGTTTCAGAAATGTCCAACATATTTTTATTTTTAGCTAAATGAATATGAGTAGCACCACCTAATTTTTTATTAGGAGCATTATAAAATGTTTGACCATCATGTTGAATTGTTCCATTTGGATAATACATTCTACATCCTACAGATCCTACTTTATTTAAAATTGCAACTTCCATCATTTCTGATATATAATCGTTAATCGCAGTAGTATCATTATTTTGTAATAGAACATATTCAGTATCAATGTTATTTTTAATAATTTGATTATAATTTTTACTATAATGAAATTCTGATAATTGAATAAAATTATATTTCCAATTTTTATTATTACAATTAGATTCTAAAGTAGAATAATAATTTAAAACATTAACATCTGTTGATCCAGTATCAATTATCATTAAAGTTATATTTTTATAAAAAACTTTATTAAAAATAGAATCACAACAAGTTTTTATTAATTCTAAATGATTTTTAGTTAATATAGCAATAGTAACACTAGGAACATCTCCAAAATTTTTAAAATTTTCTAAATATGAAATTTCTTCGTCAATTAGACCGCTAAAATCAGTAGTACCATCTTGTAATAAAACGTATTTTGTAGTATTAACTTTTGTTAAATTATTTTCAGATTTTACTTTTTTAAGATTTGAAGGAGGAGTTGGATCACTTTTAGTAATAACTGTTTTTTTAGTAGAATTAATTAAATCTAAACCAGGGACCGCCGAAAGAGAATCTGGTCCATGAACCTGTTCTCCTGGTTTAATATTTCTTCTAACCCCATTTATCATAATAGGTAATATATGTAACGAATTATTTCTAAAAATAGCCATATTTATTCCCTTATATCTAATTCTTTAATATCAACTTTATATCCTGCTTTATCATATATATTAAGTCTTTCTTTTAAATGATCTTCTGAATATTTAAACGAATCACAAATGTCATAAACTCTTACTCCTGTTTTTTCATGATGTAATCTCATTCCTCTACCGACAGATTGCATAACTCTAACTAAAGATTTACCTGCTATTGAAAATATTATACCATGCAATCTGTTAATAGAAACTCCGGTTGAAAATACTCCATATGTTCCTATTATAACAACTTTTTTATTTTCATTAGAATATTTTCTAATTTTTTCTCTTTCTTTAGCTTGAGTAGCACCAGTTACTAAAAATATTTTAGATCCAGATTTTTCTAAATCTATTAATTCTTGTTTTATTAAATTACCGTGTTCTAAATGATCGAATAATATTAATATATTTTGATCTAAATCATGATGTTTTTTAACAATTGCTTTTATTATTTTATTTCTAGGTAGATAATTTTCAACCCATTCTTTTTCATCTTGAAATGGCATTCCTTTTAATTTATCAATATTTTTTTGTAAATGATTTATAAAAAATATTTTAACAAATACATCAGATGCATAATTATTTTCTATTAAATGTTGTGGAGTAACTGTGTGTATTACTGGACCTATAACACTTTCTATTAAATATCTATCAGCTTTATATAAATCTATCGTTCCAGTTAAACCAATTCTATATTCTGCATTTAATGCATTTTCTCCTATAGTACGAACTACGTTAGCTTTTTGCATATGAGCTTCATCAAAAAATATACAATCAAAATCTAATATTAAATCTTTGTGTGGATGCATGGATTGCCAAGTAGAAATAACAATTTGTCTATCTATATTTTTTTCTTTTTCATAAAATTTACCTAAATATGATTCATTTATTCCATATGATATAAAATCATTAAACATTTGTTCAACCAATCCGGTCGAAGGTACTAATACCATTATTTTTTTACATTTTTTATTTAAAAGTAAATGCATTGACACTAATGCTATTATTAATGATTTTCCAGCAGAGGTTGCGTGTTCTAATATACCTCTTTTAAATTTAATAACTTTTAATGCCCCTTCTAATTGATAATCTCTAGGAGTTATGTGATCTACTAAAAATGTAGAAACCGCTTCATTAAATGAATCTTCAAAATCATTTTCATTTGATATTAATTCTTCATCTATTTCTATATCAATATTTTCATAATTTTTAATAAAATTATATACTCTACTTAATAACCCTATTTTAAAAAGTCCAGACTTTTCAACAAATCTAATTTTTCCATCCCATAATCCAGCTTTAAATTTAGGCATAAATTTATAATTTTTAGCATATAATGTCATAAAATTACAAACATCATCTTTAATAGTAGGATGATTAGTAAATAATTGACAATTAACGTTGTCTATTTTTTTAATTTTTACAATTTTAGGTTCATTCATTATTAATTCATTCCAAATTCTATTTTTTTCCATTCTATTATATTTTTGATGGCATAACCCCTATCTTTACATATTTCTAATGATCGTTCTAATAAATCTAAATAATTTTTATAAACCTTTAAAAATTCTAATAATGAAGCATACATTTGATTACCTTTAATGAATTTATCTGTAATAGAATCTGTCATTTTGGTTGATTTATCATAATCGAATTTGTAATAATTAATAAGTCCTGATTCTAAATCGTCTTTATTTCTTTCAATTTTTATATATATATTTTTCTTTTGAAATAATAATAAAGAATATTTATTATATAACAGAATGTTTTTATTAGCTTCTCCTACTAAATTTGTATGATCTATAGTTTTAAAATCTTCTTGAAGTTGTTCTTGTAGTTTATTAGTTTCCAAAATAACATTTTCTTGTAATTTAGTGAATTTATCTATTTGTTTTTGTTTATATTCTTCATTTTCATACTTGTTTGTACAATTCATAGTTTTATTTCCTTTATAATATATAAATATATAATAATTATATCATAAATCGTTTATAATTAATATACGGAGAATTATTTTAAATATGAACATACTTGAAAAAATACAAGAAGAATTAAACAATATTCATGTACAACAAAAAATAAATTCAGGTAATATTATTAACGAAAATGATATTAAAAAAGTATTCACTATATTAAAAGAAAAAGATCCAGAAGTTAAACCATTATTAGAATTAATAGAAAAATTATTACTTAAAAATGAAGACTATTTATTAATGGAAAATTCTATAGTTCAAATATTAAAATATTATAATTTATCTGAAAAAACAGAGTTTATTAATTGTAGACATAAATATTTTTTTTCTGATGATAAAAAATTAATAAAAAGAAAATTTTTCACAGAAGATCATGAACGTGATATTAAAACAAAAATACAAGAAGTTTATAAAAAACTTTAAAGGACACAAATGCATCAAATATATAAAGAACCAGAGAATTCAATATTATGTCCAGAGTGTGGAAGTAAAAATGTATTAATTGACGAAGAAAATGAAGTTACAAATAATAAAAAAGAAAAATTAAAACAATACCATTGTAAAGATTGTAAATGTATGTTTATTCCAGCAGCCCTTATTAAAAGTGAAAATAATGATGTTATGAATTCTTGGTCTAAAAAAATGAGAATGTCCGAAGGTTATAATAAAAATAAATCATGGAAAGATGAAGAACGCCAATATATTATTATAAAGAAGAAAATTAAATGATTATTATTGGAATAGATCCTGGTAAAACTGGAGGAATATGTTTATTTAAAGATGAAGAGTTATTAGAAGCCTTTGCTATCCCAACTATTACTCAAAAAAATGGAAAAGATATGATTGATTTTAAAGCAGTAGGTTTATATTTACAAAAAAATAATCCAGACAAAGTTTATTTAGAAAAAGTTGGAGCAGGAAAATTTGGTGGAAGAGTAAGTATGTTTAATTTTGGTGTAAGTTTTGGTGGATTAATGAGTTGTATATTGGTTTTAAATTATGATTTAAATTTAGTAATTCCCCAAAGATGGAAAAAAATAGTATTAGGAGAAAATTATAATCATGAAGATAAAAATGGAACAATTGATTTTTGTAAAAACAAATTTCCAAATATGAATTTATTAGCAACAAAAAGAAGTAAAGTTCCGCATGATGGAATTTGCGATTCTATACGGAATAGGGTATTATGGGGTTTTAACAGAAAAAGGAATAATAAATGGATAATTCAATTTTAAATATATTAAATGATGATGTGATTTTAACGGAACCTACAAAAGAAGAAGAATTAAAACAAACACCAGAAGATAATGAAATAACAGAAAATGTTCCAGAAGATACTTTAACTAATATTCCACCGGAATCTAAAGATTTAATTTTAAATAAAGAAGAATATGCAGAATCTTTAAGATTAAAATTGAATGCACCAGTAGGAATATCAACATCACCAGATAGTAATGAAGAAAGAATAAAACAAAATAAAGAAGTCCCAAAAAATTCATTAGCTTTTTTAAAAGAAAAACTTCAAGGAATTTTAAAAGAAATTGAAGATTTAGAAAATGAAGAAAAAATTATAGATGAAGAAGTTGCAGGAGCAGCAGGAATTCCTGGTGGGTCAGCAGCAGCTATTGGACCAGCAACAACTACAGAAGCAGTTGCACCATGGAAAGAAAAAATTGGCAAATTTTCTATGTTTAAAAGAAAAAAAGATTGACATATTAATAATATATTGATATAATTTACGTTAACAATTACGAAAGGTTAACTAATGATATTAATTTTTGATCTTAATCATGTCGCCTATAGATGCCTTTTTGCTGCAAAACAAAATATTATAGAAGTAGGTTGGCAATATTTTAAACATGTTATGTTTACTACAGTATTTAATTCCTGTAAAAAATTTGAAGCAACCAAAGTTATTTTAGCAGTCGATAGTAAAGATAATTGGAGAAAAAAAGTATTTTCTGAATATAAAGAAAATAGAAAAGAAAATAGAGATGCAAATGAAGATATTGATTGGAATGAGTTTTTTAAAGCATTTCAAGAATTTGTGGATGATGTTAAAAAATATTTTCCTTTTTATGTAATTCAAATAAAATATATGGAAGCTGATGATATAGCAGCTTTAATTACTAAAAATTACCAATCAGAAGAAAAAGTTATAATTACATCAGATTCTGATTATGTACAATTATTAAAATATAATAATGTTAAAATATTCGACCCTATTAAAACAATATTTGTTACATGTGAAAATCCAGAAAATCAATTAAAAGCTAAAATAATAATGGGGGATAAAGGAGATAATATATCTGCTATTAAACCAAAAATAGGTCCAAAAACCGCTGAAAAATTAGTAAATTCTCCAGAATTGTTAAAAGAAATGTTTGAAGATAAAACTGTTAGTTATACAAAAGAAGATGGAACAGAAGTTACTTTTGGAGAAGAATATAAAGAAAAATTTAAAAGAAATAAAATTTTAATTGATTTAAATATGATTCCAGAAATTTTTCAAACTAAACTAACAGAAGTTATGACAAATTATGAATTGCCTTCTGGAAAAGAAATTGCTCAATATTTTATAATTAATAAATATAGAGAATTAACTAGAAAATTAGAAGATTTAGAATTAATATTAAATAGAATAAAAGATGAACAGAAAAAAATACAAGAATTTAACGAAACATTTGGTTGAAATATAGTATAATATAAAAAAGGAATTTAAAATGACACAAATTATCCCATCAGAAACAAATCTATTAGTTAAAAAAATAACAAAAGGTTCTACCAAATCTGGAATAATACTTCCAGATTCACCAGGATCAGAATCTGTTGTTGAAGCTAAAGTTATAGCAGTTGGACCAGGAAAATTACTTGATGATGGATCTTTTAGAGAAATTCCATATAAAAAAGGCGACATTATTCTATTTTTACAAAGCGAATATGCCAAAAAAGAAATAGATATTGATGGGGAAATGCACCTTTTATTAAATGAAAGAGATATTTTAGCAGTTGTTAAAAAATAATTAACGAATTTTCAATTCTCTTTCTGTTAATATTTTAAATATAATATTTCTTTGTTTACAATACGCAATAGCAGATTTCCATTTTGCTACATTAACCATCCAATTATAAGATTCTATCATTAATGTTCTTTTTTGTTTTTTTCCAGTGTTTACTGGAGGAATAGTTTGTTTATAAGGCTTTATTTCTACTAATTCTAAATATTCATCCCCATTCTTATTTTTATATTTAACTAAAAAATCTGGATAATATCTAGTTTGTTTTTGTTTAACTGGATTAAAATAATATATTGGATAAGGTTCAGAAACCCATTCTATAACGCTTTCTTCCATATCTAAATATCTCATATACTTATATTCCCAATTAGAACGATATATAGGAAGAACTTTTCCTTTATATTTTGATCTATTTATTGGTGTATAAAAGCCTTTTTTAAAACGATCATTCATTTTTTATCCTAAAATATATAAATATAGACATAACGTTATAAATTAATTATATGCTATTATAGTTATAATTAATATAGGAGATTTAAATGGCTGATTTTTTTAATAGAGTAATAGATAGATTCGTTAAAAGAAATAATTGGTCTAAACCAGCACAGGTAGCCCATTATAAAAGAGAATATAATGTATTTGATCGCCAACAAGATAAATATGGAAAATCCACAATTCCATCAGCATCTGAAATGGATGACGTTTCTACAGTATCAGCAGCCGATTTTCAACAACATACTGGACAAATAAACTCATTTATATACAAAAAAGAATCTTCAAAAATACAAAGAATGTCTACTTGGAGAGAAATGTCTCAATATCCAATTCTTTCTTTCGCATTGGGAGAAATTGAAGATGAAGCTATTAATTTTGATGCAAATGGAGAATTTATTCAATTAAATATTAAAAGCGAAAGATTAGCTCAAAATGAAAATATAATGATAAATCTTAATAAAGAGTGGAAATATATAATGAGCGATGTTTTAGAAGCTCATAAATATATCAACGAATGGTGGATGGATTTCATGGTTGAAGGTGAAATATTTTTTGAAAAAGTAGTAGATCCTGAAAATGCAAAACAAAGAGGTATTTTAAGAGTAAAAAGATTAAGACCAGAGTTTACTCATCCTATTTGGGCAGAAATAGAATCTGATAATATATATCAATTCATTTATAAAGGTCCTTCAAATATATTAATAATGCCTACTCAAATGGTGGCTTATGCAAATTCTGGTATATATTGTTATCCAGATAGAGAAAATAAAGAAGTATTGTCATTTTTAGAAAAATCTAAAATTGACTATAGAAAATTAAAACAAATGGAAGATTCTCTCATCATTTATAGATTGGTAAGAGGTCCAGAACGTAGAATATTTAAAATTGAAGTTGGTAAATTACCAAAACAAAAAGCTGAAATGTATGTTAAAAATTTGATGCAAAAATATCGTCAAAGAAAAACATATGATCCATCAACAGGAGAAGCTTCTCAAAATATAGACACTTTAGCTATGATTGAAGATTATTGGTTCCCTTCACAAGATGGAAAAGGTTCTTCTATTGAAACTCTTCCAGGGGGAGAAAATTTAGGACAAATAGACGACGTTATATACTTTCAAAAACAATTATATAGATCAATAAGAATTCCAATGTCCAGATTAGAACAGGATACTGGATTCTCATTAGGTGATACAAGCGATATAACAAGAGAAGAAGTTAGATTTAATAAAATGGTTTCTAAATTTACAAATAGATTTGCTAATGTATTTTTACAAATATATTTAAGCCATTTAAGACTTAAAGGATACGCTGATGAATATGGTCTTACTGAAAAAGATTTTCAAGTTAAATTAAATACTAATAACTTATTTCAAGACTATATAGAAACAGAATTATTAACTCAAAGAGCAGAAAATTTTGAAAGATTTATACCATACGCAGAAGCATCTGATGGTGGAGAACCATTATTTGATAAACAATGGTTGATGAAAAGATTCTTAAAATTCTCACCAGAAGATATTTTAGAAAATGAACAATATTTAAGAAAAAATAAAAACAAAAATACATCTGGAGGAGAAAGTGGTGGAGATGGAGGTTTAGATTTAGGTGGATCATCAGGCGGCGGAAGCGGTGGCGGATTGGATTTAGGAGGAGATGCCGGATCTTCCACAGAAGAAGGAGGATTCGATATCGGAGGGGGTGGTGAACCTGATAAATCTAAAGATAATAAAGACAAAGGGATTGAACATGGAGGCGAAGAACTTGATAGTTTCGCTTAATAAAATAAACAAATAAAGGAAAATATATGACCGAAAAAGAACATCTAACGAAATTTTTAAACGCATTAGCAAATGATAAATATACAGAAGCAGATGAATTGTTTCCAAAAGTTATTAATTCTGCTATTAAAAATATTATAAATAATAATAAACCAGAAGTATTGAAAAAACTTAATGCTAAAGCTGAATCAATCGCTACTGCGGCATTAAACTTTGATAAACCTTCCATAGAAACCAAGGACGAAACAAAAAATGCGTCAACTTAAACTTTTAGTAGAAGCAAAAGATTTTGATCTAAGACCAATAGATACTATTGTGGAATCTGTAAAACAAGAAGATGGATCTACTTCAAAAAATTATTATATTGAAGGTCCATTTATTCAAACAGAATCTAAAAATAGAAATGGACGAAAATATAAACTTCAAAAAATGGTAGAATGTGTACAAAAATATGTAAATGAACGTATGAATCCAAATTTTGGGTTTAGATCATTTGGTGAATTAGGACATCCAGAAGGTGTAGAAATTAATTTAGATAGAGTTTCACACTATACTAATAAATTAGAATGGGTCGGAAATGATTGTATAGGTAAAGCTGAAATAATAACTGAAAATCCATGTGGTAGAATAGTTGAAACATTATTAAAGAAAAAACTTCGTTTAGGAGTTTCTACAAGAGGATTAGGTTCATTATCTGATAGACAAAATCAAGATGGATCAAAAGATGTTGATACTTATGAAATGATAGCAATTGATATTGTTGCTGATCCTTCTGCACCAAAAGGTTTCGTAGATGGAATACTTGAAAATAAAGAATATATAATAAAAGATGGGGGTGTTATAGTAGAATGCTATAACAATTTAGAACGTGTTGTTAGCGATCTTCCAGTACATTCAGATGATAAAAATAAATTGTTTTTAAATGCCTTCCAAAACTTTTTAAAAGATTTTAGTAAAAAGTAATATAAATAAACTATATAAAGATAAGATTTAAGGAGACTTCTAATGTCAACAGAAAAAATAGATTTACAAAAAATTTTTGAAGGACTTGACAAAGGTTTGTTAAATGAGGAAACTCAAACAAAACTTTCTTCTTTAATAAATGAAACTGTAGATGCTAGAGTTTCAGCAAAAGAAAAACTTTTAACAGAAGAAATTGAAAAAGTTAAAAAAGCTTTAGAAGATGATAAAACTAAATTCTTAGTTGAAAAAGCTGAAAATGAAAAAGTTTTAGTCGAACAAGCTGAAAAATATAAAAAAGAATTAGAAGAAACCGTAATTGAAGAAACAGTTAAATATAAAACCAAAATTGATACTGAAAAAGATGCAGAAATTGCTAAATTTCAAAAAGATGCAGAGGAAGTATTACTTGCCGAAGCAAAAGAATTTAAAACAAAACAAGATGCTGTGCTTGTAGAAGAAGTTAAAAATTTCAAAGCAGAATTAGTTGAAAAGGTAAGTGATTATCTTCAAACTAAATTGTCGCAAGACTTAATCCCTGCCGAGATTATGGAATCAGCTACAAAGATGGCAGTATTAGAACCTCTAGTTGCAGGAATAATGGAAACATTCTCCGAAAACTACGTTAAAATTGATACTACCAGCTTTAAATTGCTCAGTGAAGCTAAAACGAAAATATCTGCTCTTGAATCTGCTATAGATGAAAAATCTAAAGCTGAAATTAAACTCAAGAGAGAGAAAAAAGACGTTGAAAGACTAATGAAGTTAAACACTTTAACCGAAGGTTTAACAAGAGTACAAAAAGAGAAGGCAGTCAAACTTCTTGAAGGTGTTGAATTAGAACAACTTGACTCACGCTTTGTTAAGATTCGTGATATTATCACCGAATCTAATACTGCTCAAATAAAACCAGTAACTAAACCAATTACTCAAACTGCAAAGATTGAAAAAATTGAAGAAAGCGTTAAAAAAGTTGAATCTATTCCAACAGAAAAAACAGAAGCTGATAAAGCCGTAATTGACCACCAAGTTAAGAAAATTCTTACCGAAAGTGAAGTCAAACAAATAACAACTGGTAAAAAACCAGAAGTTCCAACACAAATTGGAGCTTGGGCGTCTAAACTTAAAAAATAATTTTTCTACATGGAGAAACATATGAAAAAAAATCTAGAACAACTACTTGAAAAATGGGACCCAATGATCCAACATATCAAGAGTGAAAAACGTCAAATTCTAACTGCACAACTTTTAGAAAATGAAGAATCTTGGTTCCACAAAGAAGCACTAAATGAATCAGGTGCTGGTACATCAGCAGAAGTTGGTACTGGTTGCGCCGATGGCACCGTTAATCCAGCTACAACTGGTTTACAAGGTGTTGCAAAATACATGGGTATTGCTATGCCTCTCGTTGCTCGTGTATTCCCTGAATTAATCACAAATGATCTAGTTGGCGTACAACCTATGTTTACACCAGTTGGTTTAGCTTACGCATTACGTTACCGTTACCAATCAGGTTCTGTCGCAGGACAAGAAGCTGGTTATAACGTTGTTTATCCACAATACACTGGCTCAGTTGGTGGTTCTGGTATAACTGGTGGTGCGGCTATTGCTCAATATGGTTATCAAGCTGACACTCCAGGAGGCGATATTACAAATATTACTGGTAATGGTATCCAAACTGGCGCAGATGCATATCTTACCCAATTTGGTGAAAGACTTGATACCAATGGTAAAGTTTGTGATGCAGAATCAGGCAATATGAGAGAAATGGGTCTAACCATTGAAAAGAAAGAAATTACTGCTGGCACTCGTAAACTAAAAGCTCGTTGGACTCTAGAAGCTCAACAAGACTTAGCAAACATGCACAATGTTGACGTTGAAGAAGAATTAACTGATCTATTAGCATACGAAATTGCTGCTGAAATTGATCTTGAAATCAAAAATCGTATCATTGTTAAAGCAATTCAAGGCGGTGTATTAAATTGGAATTATGGTACCGCTGGTGCTGCAAATGGTTCAGCCGATGGTCGTTGGGAACAAGAAAAATTCCGCACTCTTTACACTGTGTTCCTTAAAGCATCAAATGAAATCGCTGTAGCAACCCGTCGTGGTGCAGGTAATTTCGTTATCGCTTCTCCTGGCGTTGTAGCTGCCATTGAAGCTCTTGAAAACTTCTTAATCTCACCAGTTTCCGCTTCATTGAATACAGAGGTTTCAGGCGTTGCTAAAGTTGGTACCCTTGGTCGTTTCACTGTCTACCGTGATAGCTTTGCAAAACAAGACTACGCAGTAGTTGGTTACAAAGGTCCAAAAGATAATGATGCAGGTATCATCTACTGCCCATATATCCCAGTAATGTTCAGCCGTACAACTCAAGTTGAATCATTCCAACCTGTAATTGGAATTATGACCAGATACGGAATTTGTGATAACCTATTTGGAGCAGAAAATTATTATCGCTTCATCAATATTATCGGTCTACAAAATAGCGCACTAGCTGGTTCACGCTAAGTTAGTATAAAATAGTTAAAAATAAGGATGTCAATGAAATGTTGACATCCTTATTTTATATGTTATAATAATTTTATACTACAAACACGTTATAATATAGAGAGCATAAAAATGCCTAGACCAAAACCTAATATGCAAATTCTTTTAAAAGAATATTTTATTTCTAAAAATATAGAAATAATAAATATCCCAAACGAAAATGATTTTAATTGTAATAGTTTAATAGAAATAAAATGTAAAATTGATAATAATCATACATATAAAATGTCTATCACACAAATTAGAAGAAAAACTCACAATCCAACATTATGCCCTCATTGTGAAAAAAATAAATCATATGAAGAAATGGGTATACCAATACAAAAAATTCAAAATTATTGTGATCTTTATAACTATGATTTTTTTCCGAAAAAAATTTATTATAATAGATGGGAAGATAGTATCACTTTAATATGTAAAATTGATAATAATAAAATAGAATTAAAATCATTGGGATATTGGGAAAAAACACAACAACCTGTAATATGTAAAGAATGCGAATTAAAAAAATTAGGACTTTTAAATGAATATGAATATAATAAAAAATTAGAAAATATAAAACATAATATATATAATATAATTGATTTTCCAATTTCTATTTTTAATAAAGAAATTACCACAAAATGTTTAGAAACTATACAAAAAAATAATTGGCATATAATTGAATATAATGGTACTCATATAAAATCAAAATTTATATGTATAAAATGCGGGCATAAAACAGAAACTCTCGTTAATAATTTGAATAAATGTTTAGGGTGTTCTAAAATAAGAAATAAACAAAATGTATGCGAAAAATTAAAAGAAATATGTAAAGAAAATAATATTTATATACCAGATAGACCATATTATTATGAAACTAGAAATGATCCTATTGATTTCAAGTGTAATAGTTGCGGACATGAATTTAATTTTAATTGGTCGCAAATAACCGGGAAATATTACAAAATAGCTTGTCCTAATTGTTATAAATCCACAAAAAGAATAAAAGAAAACGAAGTTTATGAATTTATAAAAGAAATATATTCGGGAATAATACTACAAAATGATAGAACTATAATACCCCCAAAAGAATTAGATATTTTTATTCCTGAAAAAAATATAGCCATAGAATTTTGCGGAAATATATGGCATAGTGAAAAATATTTAAATGATAAATTTTATCATAAAAATAAATTAAATTTATGTAACGATAAAAATATAAAATTATTAACTATTTTTGAAGACGAATGGGATGAAAAAAAAGATATTTGTAAATCTAGAATAAAAAATATATTAGGTATAACAAAAACCGTAGTATTCGCAAGAAAATGTATTATAAAAGACGTAGATAAACAAACTTGTAATAAATTTTATGATGAAAATCATATACAAGGTAAATGTATTCAAACTGATTTTTCATACGGGTTATACTATAATGATACATTAATATCTATTATGAGTTTTAATGAAACTATAAAATCTAGAAAATCAGATTATGAATTAAATAGATTTTGTAATCTTTTAGATTATTCTATACCTGGAGCATTTAGTAAATTATTATCTCATTTTAAAAATACTCATAAAAATAAAGTGTTAACTTCATATAGTGATAATAGGTGGGGTAATGGTGATGTTTATCAGAAAAACGGATTTATTTTAAAATCAGAAATACCTATTAGATATTTTTATGTTGGGAATTATACATTATGGAAACGAAAACATAGATTTACATTTAATAAATATAGATTAAATAAATTATTTAAAGATAGCGTTGGAAGTGAAAAAACTATAACTGAAAAAAACGAATTATACAGAATTTGGGATTGTGGTTATAAAAAATGGGAAATTATATGTTAACGGACGTTTTTATTAAATTAATTTATAATCTGTTATAATATATTAATTAGGAGATTTTACAAATGGACGCCAAATTTTATAATAAGATGCCTTTTAAAATTCCATTAAGAAGAACATGGGAAATTAATTCTCCTGCTGTATTATTAAATCCTGGAGAAACCATCGTTGGTCCAGCAGAAATATTAAGTCAGTTTCAATTTTTAGCTCAAATACCATTTGATTTTTCAAGAGTTGAAAGTACAATTCAGACCAATTATCAATTTAACACTCAATACAAAGATAAATTAATAGATCAAAATCCTTATATAAAAACTACAGATCCAGTTTATAAAAAAGAAGAAGTTTCTGTTGAAAACGTTGAAGAGCTACCTATGAATGAAGAGACTAAACAATTAGCTAATAAAGCATTTGATTCTATTATTTCAAAAGAAGAAGTTATTGAAGGTCTTGATTTTGATCCAAAAGAAGTTAATTGGGTAACAGTTAAAGTTGATCAATTAGAAAGAGCTTGCAAATATTTAAAAATAAATATTGATTTTTTAAAAGACAAAAGACCAAAAGAAAAGAAATGGGAATTGGTCAAATTAGTCAAATCGTATTATAAAATTTAATTTATAATTTATTTGCAATTATCACTGGAATATTGCAATGTGCAGAATAATTTCCACTAGTTTCAGTTAATCCACTATATAACGATATGTATGCATTTCCTGATATATTTGCTAATTGGTCAGTAAATGTGAATTGTTGTGTCCAATTATTTCCATTCGTTGAATTAAATACTGATATTGTATTTCCAATAATATTTGTTTTATACCAATATGTTTGATTTGCTGAACTTGGAGATTGAGAAGCAATTATTGGACTTCCAGGTAATGCTGACGGAGCTATTGTTGACATTTTATTAACAGCTAATACAGATCCTCCAGAAATAATTTGTACTAAATATCCATTATTAAAAGTTGATCCTGATGTATTTGAATCAAATTGTGATCTTAATGCAATAGCTGGTATAGTATTTAAAGTTTTATCATGAGAAAGACTAATTATAACTTCTTGATTTATAGAACTATTTAATGCTTTTATTTTAACAGTTGGTGCTGGAGCAGCAGTAATGCTTGGTCTTGCGTTTGTAGAAGGATCAGAAACCCAAGATAATCCTAAATTTGATCCACTAGGATGAGAAGAAAATGAGCCTATTGCTATATATTTTCCACTAGTGTTTTCAACTGTAATATCTGTATTTGATATTGGCGCACCTGGAAATAATTTTGAACAGAATAATTCATAATCATTATTTTTAGTATAAGCAGAACCAGGAAGTTCTAGTAAATCCCAAACTTGAGATGCAATATGCATTAATCCAATTGAAGTATAATGTTGCGTTCCAAGTGGACTTGTTAATAAATATCTATTTGAAGAATTTGTGGTACCACTACCATCAGTTCTAACTAAATAACAATTTTCAAGTTTATTATCACCTTCACATACATTTATTTGAGCAGTTTTAACAGCATCCCAATATGTATTTCCATCTGCATAAGATGATAATCCCATAATGAACATACGAGCATTTGTAAAGCCAGTTAATGATCTAATTCTATTATTAATTAACTCTCTAAGATTTGTTTCATAACTTGATGCATCTGTTACATTTGCATCAGCTTCTCCTTGTCCCCAAAACACTCCAACACATTTAGGAGTTTTACCTTGCAACATTAATTGTTTAATAGCAGGTTTAATAACATAATCTAATGCTAATCTCCAGGTTTGAGAAGGACTATTAGACCAATCAGTATCAGAATTACCATTTTTAGCATTTAAATATGTTCCAGCAATAGCACATTTAATAATATATAAAGGTTTATTTGTATATGGATAAATTTTAGTTGCCCATTCAACTGCCAAAGGAAATTCTGTACCCATAGAATTATTAGATTGCATTATTCCCGATCCAGTTATTGATCCACCAACAGGAGATACGATCATTAATGTATTTTGATTTAGATTTGTCCATTCTCCATTATCAACATGATTAACACCCGAATTCGCAGGAGAATAAGAAATTGATTTATTAAATATTTGAACTTGACCATTGAATGAAGTTGCTGAAATTGAAGGAATATTAGTTAAAAATCCTTGTCCATCTGCATTTGATTGGCCCATTATAATTAATACTGGAACTTCATTATCATTCCATATTGTAGTTTGAATATTTTCAGGTTTTACTTTTCCATAAGTGTTTAATTTTGCATAACTTCCAGATAAATTGTCTATTTCTGATTGTAATAGTGCATCCCCTGCTGCAATATTATTATTAACGGTATTATCTCCTGCAATTCTAGCAGCAGTTTCCGCAGTCAAAGAATTTGAAATAATTGTAGTTTCAGTTTTTAAAGTATAACTCGCTGTTATATTAGCTATTTGAGTAGTTTTAGATTCATTTAAATCTGCTAATTTTTTAAAATTATTTTGAATTAATTGACCACCTTCGCCAGTTGGTTGTGATATAAATATTTCTTTATATTGTTCAATAATAGGCATATACAATCCTCTTTTTAAAGTATTTATATATTTTTTCATATAAATAATTAAAAAGGAACTAAACATGCGTCCATATAAAAAGAAAAGAGAATTATCAGATTGGATTCGTCGTAGATTAGGTGCTCCATTTATGGACCCTATGATAGATACAACCCAAATTGATGATTGTATTGATGCGGCTTGTGATTTTTTTGGAGAATTTGCAGGTGGAATTGGTAACGTTGAAAGTGTATTATTAATTAATCCAGAATTAGTTTATTATGATGCTACTGGAACCGAATCTCAACCAGGACCATCAAAAGGTAAATGGCGTGCTCCAATGCCTCCATTTTTAATGAATTTAACTATTGATCAAATTAATGCATTAACAGTTTCTCAATATGAAGCATTAAAAGCAAATTGTGGAACGGTTGCTACTACTGGAACTACAGGAGCTTCTTGTTGTCCTTCTACATATAATTCTACTAAAGATAAATATGGTGGTGATGATGGTAATATAAAAACAGATTATCAATTAGATCCTGATTGTTGTCCAGCAAGTGTTGAAGGTCCAGGACCAGGATGGTGTGGTGATGGAATTCAACCTGCTCATTGTTTTACAGAAACTAATCCAGGTGATCCATTAGCTATAGGTCCGTTCTGGCAAAATCGGAGATACTACAGTTCGTCCGACTGGAACAAATAGATATTTATTCAAAACTGTTTATGATATTCCTAGCGATGTAATTGCAATAAGCGAAAGATTAACGGTAGGAATGTTTGGATTGGGATCAAATAATGAAGATAATGCTTTATTTTCTCCAATTGCACAAATGATGCAACGGCGGCGGTTCATGGGGTATGAATAGTGCTGGACAAACTAGTGATAACCGTTGGCGGTTATTGGATGGGAGGATCTGGTGGATTTGTAGATATGGTTGGATTACAATTAGGATTATCATATATTGAAATGATAAGAAAGATGTATACAGTTAGTATGAAAGTTCAATTACTTGAATTAGAACATAAATGTGTAATTAGTCCAGCCCCAACTTCTAAAGGTGTTATAGCATTAGGAGTTGTACGTAAAGTTCCAGATGAATCTATGTATAATCACCAGTGGGTCAGAAATTATAGTTTGGCTAAAACTATGATAGATATTGGTATGAATTCTGGACAATATGCTAATTTAACTTTTCCCGGTGGATCATCTATTAATTTTGAATTATTCCTTTCAAAAGGTGAAGCAATGGTTGAAAAATTAGAAAAACAATTATTAGAAGATCACCTTTATTCGGAACCAGCGGATTTTTTTATTGGCTAAAAAATTTTAACAAAGGTATATTTACATGTTATTAGAACAGATTACAATTGATGAAAATATATTTAAAAGATTAAATCCTTTTAAGCGTAAAAAATATGTTCCTCATACTCAATTTGATAAGATTAAAGAAATAAATAATTTAAAAAAGTTATTAAAATCTGATATTAATGAATATATAAAAAAAGTAAGTAAAGATCCTAAAAATAAGTCTAATTATTTTGACGAATTGGGTGAATTATTATTAAATGATTTATCAACTGTTATATCAAAATTACAGACGGAATTGAGTACCATTTCAGAAAAACCTATTTTGGAAGATGTTGAAGATAAAACTTTAATACGAAATTTAAATTTTTTATTTAAAGAATTAGATTTAATTGACGAAGCTATGGAATTAGTAGAAGTTGAAAAAATATTATTACATATTTACAAAAAATTAAAAGAACATTTAGATATTAAATTTCCATTAGATTCAGAATATGACGATATTGATCCAGAAAGTGAACACGAAGATTATAAAAAATATTTAGAAAAATTTTACAAATATCCAACTATAGATTTTGATAAATTACAAAATATAGATATTGATAAAATCGGATATGAATTTTATAAACAAGTAAAAGAAAAAAACAAACAAAAATTTGATAAAGAATGGAATGAAAAATATAAAAATGAATGGTTAGAAAATGATATAGAAAATGATATTATGAAAGATTGGAAATCTAATACCAACATAAATCAAACTTTTAATAATTTTAAATCAAATTGGATAAAAACATATATAACTCCCGAAACAGAACAAATTGCATATGACCAGTATTTTACACTTTGGTATAATACTATGTTAAAAGCCAAATTTAATCAATTATGGTATAGTACATTTAGACCAAGATGGATACAAATATATAAAAAAAATATAAATAAAGAAAGAGACAAATTATCATTTTTAAAAGAAAATATTAATAATATTTTTAGGAAAAATTAATGGCTAATTTCAAAGATCCAATGAGTTATAAAGAGCGATTTACTCAATTTAATGGAGATTTTGATAATCGTAAAGTTATTGGAGCTTATGATAAACAAATGTACCAATACGCAGCAATAAAAGGAATACCAATTGAATATTATCCTATAAATGTTGATGATTATAAAGAAGGTATTGACGTTATTTATGGAGAGAATACCAGACCAAAATGGGATAAAAAATTTAAAATAGTTGCAATATTAGAAGATTTCACACAAGAAATGCGTCAATATGGAAATATAATGCCGATTCAAAATATTGATGAAACTCAAATGTATATACATAGGTCAATGTTTGATCAAATAATTGGTATAAGATCAAATAAACCCTCTATTAAAACTATTGATAGAAGAGGAGCATATGGTCCTATTGCGGGTGATCAAATAGTAACTTTGCATAATGGGTTAATATATGAAGTTGTAGAAGGCGGGTTACATTTTTTATCATCAGAAGCTCAACATTTTGGTCATAAATTTTGGTATAAAGTTTCATTGAAATCAAGAGAAGTTTCAGATGCAACTGTTGGTGCTGGAGAACAATATGGTGGAACTCCTGATTTAGAAATTCCAGAAGAATACAAAGGTAATCCTCAATATTTAATGACTTCTCCTACAAAAGAGGAATTATATAACAATACTGGAACAGTTTCGCCTATAACCGTAATTACAACAGGATCAACAGGTTGTGAAAATGTAGAATATGTTACTGCTGGAACAGCATCAGGACCTCCTTTAATACCTCCAGACGATTTAATAGATCAATCTGGAAACACAAAGAGTGAATATATAGTACAAGGATTACAAGAAGGAAGTCTATTTAAAGACAATGAAGAAGTTAAAAAAGAAGAAGATGCAATAATAAATCCCCAAACTGATCATAAAGTAGATCCAGACAGTGAAGACGGAATTAAATATGGACCAACTGGAAGAGTAATTCAACATCCAAAAAAAGATTTATTTTCTGATTGGGATTCTTAAAAAAATATAATTAAATTATATAAATATATTATTATAAAGAGGGAAGCATGGCAAACATCATAGATTATAAAAATTTAAAAATAATAGATCAAAATCCATCACAACCTGCTGGATTGATGATTAATGATAATTTTAAAATCATTGCAGACGATTTGGAATCTAAACAATCTCAAATTGATAATATTCCAATTCCAGATTTATCTAATTATACTCCATTAACTACTACTTCTACGATTAGTGCAAATTTACAAACACAAATTAATAATATAGAAGGTTCTGATATTTCTTCATACACAGAACTCGTTACAACTGCTGCAATTAGTGCAGGGTTGCAAAGTGAGATAGATTTAGAAATTCAAAATAGAACAAATGCAGATTTAAATTTACTTTCAATTATTGCAGCTACATCTGGTGGTACTGTTGATTTAAATGGATATACTGAACTTGCTACAACTGCTGCAATTAGTGCAAATTTACAAAGTCAAATATTAAATATAACTGGTGGAGGAGGTGCTAGTTTAGCTGTTACTTTTGCATCAAGTGCAAATGCATTAGTACAAGCAAATAATTATACATTAACAACAAGTGAATCATTACAAAATAATATTAATTCAAAACAAGATTTATTAATTGATGGTGTAACAATAAAAACTATAAATGGAGTAAGCATACTTGGGTCTGGAAATTTATCTATTTCTGGAACGTCAAGCTCTTTGTCTCCTGGTTTCGATATAGTGTTAGCAGCGGGTCAATCAAATATGAATGGAAGAGGCACGTTAGACACTGCAATTGATTTTTCAAATAGTAGTGTATACCAATTTGGAAGTTATTCTGGTAATGCTACTTATTATAGAAAAATATTTTCTGGCATAGATCCATTACATATGCCTGATGGTGTTAATACGGGAAGAATTGGTCCCGCTGGATGGTTTTCAAAAGCTTATACCCGTTTAACAGGTAGGGATGTTTTATTAGTTCCTTATGCTATTGGAGGAACCGCTGTTGTAGCAGGAGCAGCAAGATGGTCCCCTACAAATCCTGGAGATTTATATTCAGGAGCAATAACACAAGCTAATTTAGCAATTATAGCAGCCCAACAATATTATCCAAATTCAAATTTTGTTGGAACTATATGGTTCCAAGGAGAATCTGATGGAGATTCATCTGTAAGTCAATCTACTTATGCATCAGCCTTAACACAAGTTATATCTGGATTTAGATCAGCAATAGTTGGAGCAAGTAACAGTTGGTTTATTATGGCACAAATGGTTCCAGAAGCAATAAGCACTCATGGTGGATATCCAGCAATAGATTTAGCACATAAACAAATTAGAGACACTATACCTAAAACTGCACTAGCTCTAACAAACGACTTACTTGGATACACATCAGACAATTTACATTTTAATGCTGCCGGAATACGTATAGTTGGAGTAAGACTGGCATTACAAGTTCCAACTGCAATAACAAATAATGGGTCACAAGTAGCTCCTAGTCAAGTTATAAATCTTGCTTCTGGTGCAATTACAGATACTTCCATTTATATATCCTGGTCTGCTCCTGTATCTGGAAGTGCAACTACTGATTATATAGTAGAATATAAAGCTTCTACCGATAGTAATTGGATTATTTTTAATGATGGAACTAGCACTACAGCAAATGCCACTGTTACAAATTTAACCCAATCAACAAGTTATGATTTTAGAGTAAAAGCATTAAATGATTTTGGTCAAGGACCATATTCTGCCATACTAACAGTTTCTACCATAGCTGGCGCTACTTTAAATAGTGCAGTTGTTAATTTATCAGCAGGATCAGCAGGAACAAATACAGTACCTTTAACATGGGGAATTCCATTATCTGGAACCACTCCTACAGATTATTTAATTCAATATACTACAAATATATCTGGAGCATGGACCACATTTAATGATGGAACGAGTACAAATACAAATACTACAGTTACTGGATTATCCGCATCTACATTATATAATTTTAGTGTAAGTCCAGTAAACATTATTGGAACTGGTCCATCATCTATTATATCAGCAACTACTGCGTCGGTTACTAGTAGTGAAACATTTATCCCAAGTGCAGTTATTAATTTATCTGCTGGTTCTGGAATTTACACAATGCCATTAATTTGGGGTGCTCCATTATCTGGAAACACACCTACTGATTATATAGTTAAATATAAAATAAATTCAGATATATCATGGACTACATTTAATGATGGAGTTAATACATCTACCACAACAACAGTTACTGGTCTTTCCGCTTCAACTTTTTATAATTTTAATGTTAGTGCATTAAATGCATATGGAACTGGAACTGAATCTACAATATCTGCATCAACTCAAGCAATAATAATTCCAGGACAAGTTACTAATTTATCTGCTAGTAATTTCACAGCAGGAACCGCAGATTTAACCTGGGGTGTTCCTAGTGGGGGTCCAATTATTGATTATATAATTCAATATACCGCTGATTTATCCGCAGGAAATTGGATTTTATTTAACGACTCAGTTACTTCGGCTCCTAGTTCTACTGTTACAGGATTATCAACAGGAACAATATATAATTTTAAAGTTCAAGCACAAAACCAATATACTACAGGACCATTTTCAGACAATGTTAGTGGCACCACTACTTCTGATAGTACAATTTTATATAATTTTGAAACCGACACTCTTGGAGCAGCACCAGTCGGAATGACAAAAACTAGTATAGGCGATGATTGCGCGATGATAGTCTCTAACACTGGAGCACCTTCTGGAATAGTAAGTAAATATGTGAACATGACAGGAACTTCAGGGTCTACTATTAATTTTTGGATGGATAATTTCCCTTCGGCTACGAATCAGATGATAACATGGAAACGTGGTGCAAAAACATCAGATGCAGCTAGAGATGGATTTACCTTGAGGGCGGGTGGTGGGTATAGCGTTGGTGCTGGATATAGCAATATGAGCCGTGGATATAATTTCCAAGCATCTGATGCTAATGCGTCAATGAGAATTTACAAATTTGACGCCTCTACGCAAACATTAATAGGTTCAGCTTTTACGTTTAATATTCCTACTTTCTGCTGGTTCAGGGCTAGTTGTATCGGAACTAATGTTAAATTTGAATATAGTCTTAATGGATCGACTTGGGTTACTGCTGTAAATCAGACTGATTCAAGTTTTACGTCTGGTGGAGTTGAATATGTTAATGGGTTTGGAATAGCCGCAGCAGCTAGGAATTCTGTCGCTATTGACGATATTACATATCAAATTTTATAAATCTGTAATTTTTAATAGATTATAAAATTTATTATTAAAACATATAAATAGTGATATAAACTATCCACAATTAAGGGGTTATTATGTCACTAGAAAATCTAAAATCTAAATTACATGTTATTTTTGAAAATTGTAGTATGCAACACGAAGATATTGCAATAAAAGAAAATAATATTCCTCCACAAGAACAAGAATATAAAGACGCTGCTGGAATTGTTTATAAAATAAGTTTTGATGGAACTAATTATAATGTAAAAGATCAAACTGGAAATCAAAAAGATACATTTACATTACAACAAAAAGATACGGATGGTGGAGTAACTAAAAATGTTCGTGCTGGAATAGTAACTCAATTAACACCAGAAGCATCTCCACAACCCACTGCTCCTGTAAAACCAGAACAACCAACTACTCCTTCCCAACCCACTCAAGCTCAAGAACCCGTAGAAGCTCCTGTAGCAGAACAAAAATTACCATAAAATATTAAATGACAACTAAAGCTTATTTTTATCCACAATCAACATATACATCAATCGCAGCGTTTGCAGAACTGTTTAACGATTTGACTGTACGTGTTTATGATAAAAATAATATTATAGTTGGAGTTAAACCAGTTCCTTTATCATTAACTCCAAAAGAAAAAATAGTTGCAATTTTAACCACAAATGATGTAAATGATGTTGATCCTCAATTTGATAATTATTTACCAAGAATGTCTATTAATATGACAGGATTATCATTTAATTCAGAAAGAATGAGAGGTAAAAACGAAAGAAGATTATTAAATATTGAATATGATTTAAATAATCAAAAAAGAACAATGCAAACTGACGTTCAAGGAGTTCCATATGATATATCATTTGAAGTTATGATATGGACTAAATATATGTCTGACGGATTACAACTAATAGAATATTTAACTCCATATTTTGCTCCTGAACAATATGTATCATTTAAAGAAAGAAATTTTGGATTAGAACATAAATCAAAAGTTACATTAAATTCAGTAAGTCCAAATTTTGTTTATGAATTGGGAGAAACAGAAAGAAGAGTTATTACTTGGTCTTTAGGTTTTACAATGGAAACTGTAATGTATAAACCAATGGAATTGACTCCAGAAATTTTATGTACCAATATAACAATTGGTGGAATTCCGTGTAAAAAAACTCCGGTTTATGGAGAAAAAATAGTAGCATATGAACCCGCAACAGAAAATTATGAATCTATATTAACAAAAACCAATAAAGTTTCAATTTATGAATTAGACGCATCAGAAGCATATGACAAAATGGTAAAATATTGGAGACTTGCTAATAATGTTATGGACCCTCCACATTATGAATCGTGTACTAGTATAAATTGTAGTGCCACATCAATAATTAGACCGGAATGGGATTCATCAGTTATAATAAGTCCTTGTACTAATCCAAAAATGTTACCGTGTATTTCTATTGATATATCAGGAAACATTTCAAATTATTGGCAAGAACAAATCGTTGGACCAGATAATATAATAAGAATAGTTTCTTATTTAAGAGTTTATGATGCAACCGGAAATACCATTTCTGGACCAGATGTTGTAGATAATGATACATATCCAACATCCTGTGTTCCTATATACGATGCTCCTGTAGTTACTGTTCCTATTACGTCTGTTTCTCCAACTTCAACACCAGATATAATTCCAGAACCGGAACCAGATATTGTTGTAGATACTTGTGAAACTCCTCCTGATTATACGACCACAGGATAAAACTTAATAAATTGTGATAAAATATATTAGGGGATGAACTTATGTCAAAAAAAGAAAATTCAGATAATAATAAAAAAACTCAAAGTATTGAAGACCTTTTAAAAATGGATGGTGCTGGAGATATAAAATTTGATCAAGATGAAGCACAAAAAGAATTAGAAAGACTTGAAAAAAGAAAAGAATTATTAGAAAGTTATAAAGCTAAAATAAAAAATTATGATAGTTTGAGTAATGACGATTATAAAATGAAAGTTTTAAAAGAAATGATAGAGAGTGGATTGTTGATGATGGAAACTATGCGTCAAGAATTAGAAGACAATCCAAGAGGAGCAGATGTTGAATATGTATCAAGTTTAATGAATTCTATTAATAATTTAATAGATTCTATAAGTAAAATGGATTTTTTTAAAGAAAAAATTAAATTAGAACAAGAAAAATTGACACAAAAATCTAGAGAAAAAACACTAATTGATGGTAATGGAAATAATATAAGTAATACAAATGTATACGTATCTACCACATCAGATTTGTTAAAATTTATAAAAAATGGAAATATTAATTCTGATGATATAAAAACTATTGATGTTATAAAAGAAATATAAAATGTATTTACCTTCGTAACAGAATATTTATCTATTAAAATTTGTAATGGGTGTATAAATAATATATATGGATAAAATTTATACAACGCAAGAAATAATTCAAAAATTTAATATAAGTAAAAATTTAATATATTTTTATATCAACACAAATAAAGTTGGATATTTAACTAAAAATCCTTATACTTTTTCTGAAGAACATTTAAATCAAATAGTAGCATATAGAAATATAAAAATACAAAACAAATTGAAAAAAAATAGAAAAGATGGAATATTTTGTTTATATTGTAATCACCCCACAAAATTTAAATCAAATAAATCATTTATACGAAATCATTTAAATAAAGCCCATCCTGAAATTACAACAAAAATATATTATGATAAATATTTATTAAAAAATTCAGAAAATATATGTAAAGATTGTGGAAAAGAAAAAAGTTTTATAAATATTTCAAAAGGTTATCATAAATCGTGTACCGATGCAAAATGTAGATGCAATAGTCAAGATTTTTTACAAAAATGCCAAAAAACAAAATTTGAGAGATATGGGGATAAATATTATGTCAATAGAGAAAAAGCTAAAAAAACTTGTTTAAAATTATACGGAAAAGAAGAATATAGAAATTATGAAAAGCATAAAAAAACACTAATAGAAAGATATGGAATTGATAATTTATCAAAAAATAAAAATATAGTACAAAAAGCACACCATACCAAATTAAAAAACGGGGAGTTTATTAAATCATCCAATAGAATGAAAGAAATGAGATTTAAACAATTTAAAAAAGAATTAGACGAATTTTGTTTAAACAATAATTATAAATTTTTAAATAAAACAAAAGATGGATGGTCTTTTATTTGTAATAAAGGGCATACTTTTGAAATAAATTCTAAAATGTTTTATTCTAGAAGAACTTATAATAAAGAAATATGTACTTTATGTAATCCAATATTAGAATCTTATAGAAGTGATAGTGAAGATAAAATAATTGATTTTTTAAAATTTAATTTAAAAATACAAGAAGATATTATTACAAGTGATATTAGTATTTTAAAAGGAAGAGAATTAGATATATATTTGCCATACCAAAAATTAGCATTAGAATATAATGGAATATTTTGGCATTCTTCAAAATATAAAAAACAATATTATCATAATAATAAAACAAAAGATTGTAAAAAATCAAATATACGTTTATTTCACATTTGGGAAGATTGGTTTATTAATAAAAAAGATGTTGTTTTTAGCATAATATCTGATTTATTAAATTGTTCAAAGGTTATAAACGGAATAGATTGCAATATAAAAATAATAAACCATGAAAATATAATAGATTCATTTTTAAAACAAAATTCAATAAATGATGATTTTAAAAATTGTATACATTATGGATTATATAAAAATGATGAATTATTTGCTATGTTATCTGGGGGGTATATAAATGGAAATTATAATATACATAATTTTTGTACTTTAAATTGCGTTACAATAAAAAATGGATTAGAATTATTGATACATCATATTATTAATACAGTTAACCCCGCCAATATAATATATAAACATGATGATTCTATACCAATAGATGAAACTATTTTATTTAAATTAAATTTTAAAAAAATAAAAAGTGAAATATATCCTTTTTATTGTTTAACCCAATATAACAATTATAAAAGACTATTATTAGAACATAAAACAAAAGAAAATTCTATTTATTTTCATAAAATTTTTAACACTACAATAACAGAATATAAATGGGAGAATCCATTAAATGCCAATTAAATATGATAAAGCTATAAAACGTCCTGATGAAAAAATTAAATTTACTCCAGAAATGGTGCAAGAAGTTATTAATTCTACAAAAGATCCTATCTATTTTATTGAAAAATTTTATAATATAGTATCGGCAAAAGGAAAAGAAGTTATAAAATTAAGAGAATACCAAAAAAGAATGATAGATGCTTATCACAAAGGGGATTTTTCTGTAATTTTATGTGGTAGACAAATGGGTAAATCCGTAAGTATATGTGCTTATGTTACTCATTATGCATTTTTTAATGAAGATAAAACAATAGCTTTATTAGCACATAATGCTATGATGGCAAAAAATCTTTTATCTGAAATAAAATTAGCTTATGAAAATATGCCATCATATATTAAACCTGGAGTAAAAGAATACAACGCATTTAGTATTGAATTTGATAACGGTACAAAAATAATTGCTAAAGCAACCCATCCAAACTCATTAAGAGGAGAAAGTTGTCATATGGTAATTTGTGATGAGTTCCGGTTTCGTAAATCCAAATTTAGCAGAAGCATTTTTCACATCAAATTACCCTACTATTTCAGCAACTAAGGGTAAATTTATAGTTATATCTACTCCAAACGGAACAGCAAATTTATATTATAAAATGTGGAAAGACGCAATTGATAAAAGAAACAATTTTAATCCAGTAAGGGTAGATTGGTTTGAAAATCCAGATAGAGATGAAAAATGGAAAGAAAAAACAATAAAAGATATAGGAATTATAAAATTTAATCAAGAATTTGGGTGTCAATTCCAAGGATCAACTATAACATTAATAGATTCAACGTTTATTACAGATAAAATGACCTGGGTTGCCCCAACCGAAAATCCTGATGAATTTACTAAAATTTGGAAACGTCCATTAGAAGGACATAAATATTTGGTATCTATAGATACTGCTGCTGGAGTAGGGTCTGATAGTTCTGTTATGAATATATTCGATATTACAAATTATCCTCTTGGGGGACAAGCAGAGCAAGTTGCAAAATATACAAATAATATGATAACTCCACCTCAATTTGCAGAATTGGTATACGACACTGCTAAATATTGGAATAATGGATATGTAGTAGGAGAATTAAACGGATTAAGTGCTCAAGTTATAGATAGATTATTTAATGATTTTGAATATGAAAATATATATTATGACTATGATGATGATACTTATGGACTTACCGCAGATAAAAAATCAAAACCACAGGCTGCGGTTTGGTTTAAAGAAGACCTTGAAGCTGATAGATTTTTAATAAGGGATGATGAGACAATAGACGAATTAGGTTATTTTGAAGAAGTTAAACCAGGAGTATATAAAGCTAAAGAAGGTAGAAACAATCATGATGATTGTGTTATGACCTGTCTTTGGGCAGCATACTTTTTAAAATCACCGTTTTTCATTGATGAAAAAGATACTTGGGGTGAAACTCCAGAAATAGATGAAGATTATGCAGAAAATCCAGAAGCAGAAGAAGCTTTAAACGCATTTTTAGAAACAGATAAAGAAATACATTCAGAAGATTGGTTAAATAATGAAGAAATGAGCTATTACAAAAGGAATCAAAATTAATTTGATATTATAACATGTATTTAATATAAATAATTGTAAATAAGTTGTATAAAGGAGTGCTCTAATGCCAGCAAATTTATCTCCAACAGTTAATATTACAGAAGCAGATTACACAAATGTAGTTCCAGCAGTTACAAGCTCAGTGGGTGCTATGATAATTCATGCTGAAAAGGGTCCAGTTAATGTTAAAACATTATTAACAAATCCACAAGATTTAGAAACTATTTTTGGTCGTCCAACCGATGTAAATTATACTCATTGGTTCACAGCAGAAGCCTTTTTAAAGCAATCAAATGCTTTATGGGTAGTTCGCGTTGAAGATTCAACAAAAGCTGTTGCAGGATTAACCGTTGGGTTATCTGCAAGTGGAATGAGTAATTTAGTATTATCTACCTCTACTACAAAAGAAACATCTCTATTTCCATTAACTTATAGTGATATTAAATCTCATGAAGCAAAAATTGATTATTCATTAACAGAAGGATCTGGAAGTGGACAATTAGATAATGCTGCAAACAATTTATACACTCAAGATAATTATCATTTTTTTGCAGTTGGACCAGGAACATTCTACGAAAGAATGTCAGTAATGGTTGTCAATAGCGTAGATTATTCTACATTAATTTCTTTAAAAGGTGAATTAGCTGAAACAACTACTACTGATGAAAAGAATACAATTGCTGAAAAATATTATAATGGAACTCCCGCAACTACCGCTACTTCTGCAATTGATTATCTATCAAATTCTTTAGTTAAATATGATTTAATTATTCCAGCGGTTGGAAGTGGAGATTGGTTTATTGATACTGGTTTATTAAGCACTTTAACTGCATTTGAAAATGGTCCTGATACATCGGATGAAGGGGTATTAGTTGTATTTGACGAATATGATCAAGCGACTCCTTATGTATTCTCAAATATATTTGATAAGGTTGACGCTTTAGGTAATAAAATGTTTGGTCCTACAATAGTAAACGCAAATGATAAAAATTTATATTTCTTCATTGGAAATAGTGAAACTGATGCTGCTGGAATTGAGTTAGTTTCTACAAGAAAAACATTCTTAGGCGGGGCTGATTTATTAACTGGAGAAGAAGTTGGAACAAGTTTAGCAGATTTAACTGGTGAAATTATTACAGCTTTTACAACAAATTTTTCAAATCCAGAAGAATTATCAGTGGATATTCTTATTGATGCTGATTATCCCGATGCAGTTAAAAGAGTTATAGATCAACTTGCAAAAGAAATTAGAAAAGATTGTTTTTCTGTATTAAACGTTCCATTGCAATATCTGTTAAATGTAACAAATAAACGTCCAATTGCATCTCCATATAGTGCAATTAAAAATTATGTAGATAATATTTTAAATATAAATTCAAGCTATTCTGCAATTTATGGCAATTATTTCAAAATTTATGATAGATTTGCTGAAAAAGAACGTTGGGTTCCAACATCAGGATTCGTAGCAGCAGCTATGGCATATACTGATTTCACTGATGCGCAATGGTTTGCTGTTGCTGGTATTAATCGTGGCATTATTAGTAATGTTATTGATGTCGCTGTTAATCCAAATAAAGCACAAAGAGACATGTTATATCCAGCAAGAATCAATTCAATTATTAAATCTCAAGGAGAAGGCATTGTTATTATGGGTCAAAAGACTCTACAAAGCAAAGCTTCTGCCTTTGATAGAATCAATGTTCGTAGATTATTCTTATATCTTGAAAAATCTATTGGTAAAATGGCAAGAGCATTTATGTTTGAATTTAATGATGATTTCACAAGAACTCGTTTCCGTGGAACCGTAAATCCATTCTTATCAGAAGTTAAAGCTCGTCGTGGAGTTTATGATTATCTAGTTGTTTGTGATGAAAGTAATAATCCAGGTGATGTAATAGACTCAAATCGTTTTGAAGCAAGCGTGCTTATAAAACCAACAAGAGTTGCAGAATTTATTAATCTTAAATTCGTTGCAGTTGGTACTGACGTAGAATTCACAAGTGTTGTCCAAACCCGCGCATAAAATATCGGAGAATAAAAAATGGCTATTAATGAAAACCAACCTTTTAATTTATATAATTTCGGAAAAACCATTGGTGATCCTGCTCGCCCATATCTATTTTTAATAACTATTCCAGAAATAGGAACAGATACTGTTGTAACAAGTCTTGCTAGATCAGCCAATATTCCTGCTCAAAATATGTCAGAAATACCAATTTCATTCCAAGGTATGAATTTATACATTGGTGGAACTCCTACGTATGATGAGTGGCAAGTAACATTTTTATGTGATGAAGCTCATGAATTACGTAGACTATTTTTAAAATGGAATAGTTTAATTTATGACGCTGGAACATCTTTTGTTGGACATTCAAACACTTATAAATCAGATAAAATGGGAGTTGCACAATTAGCAAGAAATGGTAAACAAGTTTCAAGAATAGGATTCGTTGGAGCATTTCCTAAATCAGTAGGACAAATTGAACTTGCTCATGGAACTACTGGAGAAGCTGAAACTTTCCAAGTTACATTTAGATATGACTTTTTCGTTAATGTTAATCAATTCGGAGAACAAACTACTGCTGGTAGCTCTGTTCGTCCTACTACTGCTACTCGTATAAGCCGTGGTTCTCCTCCACCAGCAGGGAATTGGACTCAATTCAAACCACAATAACATATTTTTAAATAGTTATTAAAATTTAAGCCTATATGATATAATTACATATAGGCTTAACCATTTAAAGGATTAATAACTATGTCAAAATTTGATGATTTTAAAAAGAAATTTGCTTTAGAAACTAATAAAGATATTCCACAAGATGTTGTAGATTTACCATCTGGATTTGGAAAAGCTACTATTATTCCAATGAAAGTTAAAGAACAGAAAGATTTTTTAAAAGCTCTTGAAAAACAAGATGAATATTTAATAAACGAAGCTTTTGATAAAATTTTAATCAGATGCGTCATTTTTATTAATGGTAATCCTTGTGATATTGATGCATTATGCATTCAAGATAGATCATATTTATTGCTTATGATTAGAAAATTAACAAATCCAAAAGCTAAAATAAGTCATATATGTCCAGTATCTGAAAAGGTTTATACTAATATTGAAATTGATATGACCACTTTAGAAACTGAAAAATTTGAAGGAACTTCTTTAACCAAAGAAGAATTAGTATCTCTTAATATTAAAATTTTACTTGGTCCAGTATATAGAAAAGATGAAAAAGATGTTGAAAAATGGTTAAAATCAAAATCAAAAGATAAATCCGTAATTGATAAAAAGTATTGTGGATATGCAGCAGTAGTTAAAGAGATATTTATTAGAGATGACGAAAATTCAGATTGGCAACCTCAACAATTTTCTTTTGATAATAAAGTAGAATTTATAACAGAAATGTGCTCCCAAACTGTTACAGCATCTATAGATGAATTTATTAAAACTTTAAATTTTGGTATTAAAACTACCTTTAATTTTAAATCTGATGAGTTTGAGGGTGAACAAGAGGCTATGTTGATAAGTTTTTTCATGGAGTGATCAGGATAGGACAATTGTATAATGTCATGTCGTCTGATCACTATGCTAATATAATAAATCAATCTATTGAGTTGTGTTATTATTCAGGCATGGATTTAGAAAGCATTGGAAATATATCATCTGATGAATTTGGTTATATTTTAAATAATTTTAAAACTTTAAAAGAAACAGAAGAGAAAAACAAGCAAGAATTAAGAAAATCTATATTTGAATACGCAAATAAAGGATTAGAAACTTTATTCAATTTATTATCAAAATTAGGTAAATCCCGCTAAAAAATATATAAATATGGGGAGAGGATTTTAAATGCCACCTGTTGATAATAATAAATTATTTCAAGCTCAGTTGTTAAATAAACAATCTGTTGAACAGGTATTGACTCTTAAATTAACTAATTTTAATTTACAGATAGCAGAAATAGACAATAGACTTCAAAAAGTAGAAGATTTAACTAAAAAAGTAGTAGAAGAGACAAAATCATCAGTTTCTATATTAATTAAAAGTATATTTAAACAAAAACCATTAATTAAAGATGAAATTATTTCGGAAAATGAAATAAAAGAAGAAATACAATCAGACACTAAAAAATTAGAAAAAGAATTAAAGACCAAATCTAAAATCGAAAATATTGCAATTTGTGATAAAATAACACTTTTTAAAAAGAATATACAGAAATCTTTATCTAATACGGTATCATTTTTTGGAAATATAATAAGCGGCAAACATTTTTCATCAAATTCAAATTTAATTAGTAAAATGTTTGGAATTGCTAAAAATTCAATAAAAGCATTTTTTGGAAATACTGTGGGTAAACTTTTCGATTGGGTTTCTGAAAAAGGTGGAGTTGTATTTAATGTATTAACAAAATTATTAAATCCCATTACTTCAGTTTTAAAATGGTTATCTAGTGGAGCAATGACCATAATTGAAAATTTATATGATAAATTTACTTGGTTAGCAAAAATAGGGTGGAAAGTTATATCATCAGTTTGGGATTTCTTTTCAGAAAAAACAAAAACAATAGTAGAGTTTTTTAAAGATGTATTTATGGAATTAATTACTAGTCCAATAGGGTTTGTATTAGCTGTTGGAGCTTTTGTATTAGCTATAAATTATGTGATAAAACCTGCAATAAAATTTATAATAAGTGTTGCTGAATTTATATGGGATTGGTTGGTAAAAGGAGTAGACAAATTATTTTTTGATAGCGACTCTAAAAGAAGACAAATATTTTTTCATAAGCAAGAAAAAAATATAAAAGATTTTTTTCACGTATTATGGAAAAATTATTTAGTGCCAGCTTATGATAAAACTATAGGAGCACTAACAGGAATAACTTCTGATAAAATATCATCATGGTTTGAACCAAATCGGAGTAATATCAAAATATTGGAATGAAGCAAAAGATTTATTTGGATCTATGATAAATACTGGAATTTTAGATGACATTCCCTTTATTTTTAATGGATTAAAAGATATATGGGATGCAATTACTAATATTACAGATGGAGGAGAAGTAAGAACCGTTAAACAAAAACAATACGAACAATTATTACATCAAGAAAATACAAAAATATTAGAACAAACTACAAAAGAACAATTAAATTCTTTAGCAGAATCTACTATATTTAATAAATTGTTTACTTTTTATAATGAAAATTTTGAAAATATGAATTTTGAACGCCCTGGAGAAGTTGCTAAAAATTTAAAAATTCAAGCTAAAAAATTGTTTGAAAATTTTAAAAATAATATTAAATTGTCATCAAATAAAGAAGAAAATTCAAGATATATGTCAATGGTGGATATAGACTTAAATAATATAGTCGATACTATAATAAATTCTGAGGATGAACAAGTTCAAAAAATATTAAAAGGAAATAATCTAAAAACTTTAATAGCATCAGAAACTTTTAAAGAACTCCAAAAATATTATGATCGTCCTGATAGAAATGAAGCTTTTGCTGGAGATATACAACAAAAATTAAAAAAAATAAATAGTCAAGAATTTAGAGATTCTGTGTTAAAAAAAGAAAAAGAAATATCAAATATTCAATCTAATCCATATAAAGATATAATACCAGTACAAGACTCTATTAAAGCTATTAAAAATTTGGAAAAATTAAATGTATTATCATTAGATTCATCTTTTGATTTTATATACAACCGATATATAAAACTTACAACTAGTGTATTATCTTTAATATCAAATAGAACAAAACTGAAAAATTATGTACAACCAATAGATAAACAAGCTGATATATTTAAAAATATGTATGTTGATCCTTATATTCCACATAAAAATGGGGGTATAATAGCCAAGGAACCTACAAAAGTATTAATAGCAGAAGCTGGATCTCCAGAATTAATAGTACCTATTAACGACGAAGGTATAACTTTTTTAAATGAATCTATAGGAAATATATTAAATAAAGAATTATATAAAGAAAATGAACCAGACTCACAAGTATCAGAAAAAGATACTATTATAAAAAGAATAAAACATTTTAAAGCAAAACCTGATCAAAAATTATATGATATGAGAAATATATCACATGGAGTTGTGGGGGTCAGTAGATAATGGCGGAAATAGATCATATAAAATTAATAAATCAAAGAATATCTAACGTAGAGAATATTTTATCACAGAATAACTCTATAGAATTGTCATCTATTATTAAAAATACAATTACTTATCAATTACAAAAAATAAATAACGCAAAAAAAGCAATAAATAAAAAAATTCAAAATACAAAAGAAAATATAAAAAAGTTATATAAAAGTCAAAAAAATAAAATTCAAGCATTAATAAAAAATTCAATTGGTTCTTTAACAAATAATAAATGTATTAAAGCATTTTTAAATGGAATAAAAACTATATTTAACAACTCAAAAAAATTAATAACCGGCATGAAAGAAAAATTTAAAAATTTGTTAAAAGGAGTTTTTGATATTTTATCTTCTGTCAAATCGTTTATTTTTGATAAAGTTGTTTCGGGTTTTGCAACTATTAATAAATTATTATATGGAATTCCAGGAAAAACTTGGGCTACTATATCTTATATATTTAAAACCGTTTATAAAGTTTTTAATTGGACGTTAAAAATAGGAAAAATGGCATTAGAGTTTGTTTGGTCTGGAATTAAAACTATTTTTAATGCTGGACTTTCTGTAATTTCAACTAGTTTAAATTATTTAACAAAGGGAACAAAAGCATTTTTTTCTTGGTGGTTTAAAATGTTCATCAAAACCATGTTTAGTCCTACCATGTGGATTATAAATATACCTTTGTTTGCAGCTATAACAGCAGTAACATTTTCAGCAGCAGCTATAGTTTTAGCAGTATCTTCTAGTATAATTTTACCAATATTTGAAACAACATTTTCTATTGTAAAAACTGTAGGTGGATGGATATATGAAGGAATTTCTTGGTTGTTTCATTGGTTAGCTAGTCAATATAATGGATCATTTTTACAAAAAGAAATAGTTGATCCGTTTATAGGTTTTATAAAAGATAATATACCAGAAACTATAAAAAATTTATATGGGACAGTTATTTCATGGGGGGAAACTGCGTATAAGTGGATTAATCAAAAAGGTGGCGGAATCATAAATACAATAAAAAAAACTATCAAAGATATAACAAATGCATATAAAGAATATCCAGGAAAAACAGCATTTACTAAATTTTTAAATTTTTTAGTAAATAAAGAGTTTACTTGGGATATTCCTGGTACAAATAAGCAAATTGCATTACCTTTATTACCAGCTTTAGCTAAAAATTATTTAAAATCAAAATATGGATTTATTTTATCTTATGAAGGGACTCCTCATTCTATATATTCTGCAACTCAATTAGAAATAAAACGAAGTGAGTCGCAATTAGTATCATCTTCTATAGAATTAGAATATGCAAAATTATTTAAAGAAGGAGAAAAGCAAGGAAAAAAATTATCATCTACTGAAATATTAAAAAAATTAGATGAAGCAATAATACCAACATTATCTTCTACTGTAGCAAAAACAATAAGCGACCGTTCTTTTAAAAATGCTATAGAAAAAGGTATAGAAAACGCTCAAACGTCATATTTATATAAAAACGAACAATATATAAATCCAGAAGTAGTTAAAAGTTTAGCTTATTCTTTATCACAATTAAGATTAAATATAGAAAAAATGAAAACTGGATTTTATGATGGTAGAAATCATTATATAATTAAAGACATGGTAAATTCTATCAATGCAACGTCTGGGCAGATATATAATATACAAAAAAGAATTAGCACAATAAAAAATGTTGAAAGAGGGGGAAAAGATATTATAGCTTTAGTAGATGCATATAATAAACAAGAAATAAAACTTTCACTTTTACCATCTCAAAAAGAAAGAGAAAAAAGCAAAGAATTTTTAGATGCTAGAAATACAGCACAAATAGCAAGAGATTGGTTAAGAATAGGTATTATGGGGTATAGAGCATCAACAGTATACGAATCTGACGTTAGAGAGTATGCTGCTGTAAAAAATAACACTTCAATTGTAATACCGTTTAGAAACGAATCAGATATAGAAAAAGCACATGGAGATATTATAATTCCTAATAAACAAGAAATGAATAAAACAATAGCTTTGGATAATAGAGGTATTGAGTTTATTAGATCAAAAGTAAAAGAAATATTAATACCAAAACAAGAAAATATAAAAGAAAACGACGATAATACTAATATAACTATAATAGAAGAACATAATAATTACACAGATTCGTATGAATTATATACTATGAATCAATTATCACAAGGCATACTCAGGACATAACATATGGCAACTAAAACTGATTATACAGAAGCACAACAATTATCAAAAGATTATTATGACGCTCAAAATGAAAGAGAAATAGCTGCACGTCAATTAATTGCCGCAAGAGAAGCCGCCATACAAAATGCTATAGAAAACGGAGAACAAAATCCAAAAGATGCTTCAACATGGGACGCGGATTTTAAACAAAAAGTTGATACTCAAAATGAAAAATATATAGAAGCAGCATTAATAGAAAAAAATAAAAGAACCGAAATTTCAAATTATGTATCTGCTAGTGATAATATGGAATCTGAACAAAGAACCAAAAATTTACAAGCAGCAGGTTTAAAACCAGGAGATATACAACAAAGTTTATATTCAACGAATAGTATTCCACAAACAGAACAAATGTTTAATGAAAGAGCAATAGAAATTCAAAAACAAGCTATTTCTAATATATCGGCTTTAACTGCGGAAAAAGAATCAAACGAATTAAAAATTGCAAATATAAATGCAAATCCAAATTTATCACAAACTCAAAAAGACGAACAAACATTAATATTAGAAGAAAGAAACGAAGAAATAGATCAAAATGTTGGAATAAATACCGAAAATCAAAAAGATGATGTTGCAAAAAAATTAGCTAAAGATGAATATGAAAAAAATATAAATTTAAATCCAGATGACGTTACCCAAACTACCAAAATAGCAAACACTGGATTTGAATCAATAAACAATAATGCTCCATTTTATATGCAAATGCCAACTCTTCAATCTATACATGATTTTAGATTAAAAAATGGTTATAGTCCATATGGAAATGATATTTCCATTGATTCAATTGCTAGAGATGCGGTTAATTTCAGAATATTTGAAACCGTTCCAGGAGTAGCAAGAGCAGAACAAATACCAGGAACAAAACTAGTAAGAAATATAATAGATGATTCAAGAGTACAATCTGTTGGATCTTTTACTATATATCCTGCGGATATTAATTGGTTATCTCAATCTCATTCTCATACCTATGCAGGAGGAACTGGAGATGATTGGATTGCGTCAACAATAAACTCATTGGGAGAAGGCTATTCAGCTATACAATCTTTAATGAAAGTTGGAGCAGGAGCCTCCCAAGCATTAGCACAAGGTAGTAAAACGGGATTAGCTCCTACGGCAGATGTATTTCAAAGAAGATTAGAAGTATTAAAATATTATCAAGAATCCGCTCCTCAAAATATGACTATAACTTTTAATTTATTTACTAAAAAAGATTTTTTAAATGATGTGTTTAGACCTATAATGTTTTTAACAGCACTAGGATACCCAAAACGTGTATTAAAAGGAGAAGGATCAGATAACCTTAAAATAATGTTAGCTAACATAAATAAATGGGCGTCCGAAGAAAACACATTTGCTCAAAATTTTTTAAAAGGGTTGGGTTCATTAACGGGCGCCACTGCACAAAACTTGGTAGAACAATTGCAAAAATTAGAAGATTCTGGAGCATCTATAGGTGGTATAGGTCCATACAGATATTTCATATCAAAACGTCCAGAATTTCTTTCAGTAAGACACGTTTCTGGATTATTCAACTTTCCTTTGGCTAATATAACCGGATTTAATTATAATTTTAAAGGTCCTTGGTATAATTATGAAGGACAACCTTTAGCTACAGGAGGACGCGAATTAGACGAATTAATTTCTCAAAAAATAAATAATTTTAAACCAGATCCAACAAAACCTTTAATGGATAGACTTGGACAAATAATGACGAATTTCCAACAAGAAGCTGCCGCAGCTTTTAACCCTCAAAAAGAAAGTTCTAATCGACCAATGGGAAATCCAGGATCTTTATTGTATTTTTCAAACAATTCTCAACCAGGAAAACGCCAAGCTTATCCATCATACGCAGAATGTTCTCTTACTATTCAAAGTTCTATTCCATTCTTTAGAGATGATTATATGGCGCTTTATAACGCTTCAAACATATCACCAGAAGAATTAGTAACAGTTACTCAAAAAAATACAGGAGATGAAAGATTTTTTGGCGGCAGAAAAGCTCAAGAAAACCAAATCTTTTAAAGAATATTATGGCTAAAATAAATTTTCCAAATACTAGTTTCATGAATCTTTTTCAAACTACGATTTATGATAAAGAACAAAATCCAAATTATTCTTTAGATATATGGGATGCATATATAATTAATCCAGAATATAAAGATGATTTAACTAATTTTGAATTTTATACAGTAAAAGCTGGTGATACGTGGGTTGCATTATCAAGAAAATATTATGATGATGAAAGATTGTGGTGGGTAATACCACTTTTTAATAATGTAGATAATCCATTCGTTATAAAACAACAAGATATATTAGATCAAAATATAACTCAAATAAAAATATTATCAAAAAATATAGTGGATAATATGTTATTTAATGCTAGACGTAATAAAATAATAAACGACAACACCCAGCAAACAGGAAAATAATAAATGACAGTAACAGTTTTTGATGAGTTGTCTATAAATACGTTTTTATCAGAAGGTCCATTATTAGATGTAACTAATGCTAATAAAATATTTGAATCTAATAAAAATCTTGGAACTCCATATGAATTAGAAATACATTCTTCTATAAATGGAATGTATAGATATGGATCAATAACATTTTTTGACGATAGTGGTATTAGAGAGTCATTACCTTTAACCGGAAATGAAATAATTACAATAATGTATAAAAATGCATTTAGAAATAATTCAAATACTTTACAATCCAGTATAATACATTTTAATATATTTGACATTGAAGAACATCCTCATAATGAAAATGCAAACGATTCTAAAAGATTTACAGTTAAATTAATAAAATTTCATTTAATAGAATGTCCATTTTTTCTTTTGTATAATCATAATTTATGGCAAAGAACTTTTGGAAAAGATACTGGAACTAATGATACAAATGATAAAGTTTTTATTAATAAAATTTTTGAAGATCATATAGTAAAAGATTTAAAATTAGTAAACACTACATCGTCAGATAATTTAATAGAATTAAATTTACAAAAAATGTCAACTAAAATGCATTTTATTATTCCTGCATGGAAAAGTCAACACACGTTTGCGTATTTATTAGATTTTTGTAGAGATGAAGATGGATATGGAAATGTTAAATTTTATAATACTACTAATAATGAAAATGGAAAAATAAAAATAAATTTAAGAAGTTTAAATAATATGTTTAAAACTAATAATAAAGTATACGAATTTTCCATGTTAGATTCTGCTGGGTTAACAGATTTCAAAAAAAATATAGAACAAATAAATAATAAATCTATTAATCAAATACTTAAACATAAATTTTTATTTTATGATATGTCAACAGTTACTTCTGGATTAGCAGGAGCATATTTAATAAATTTTGATTATACAACTAGTCAATATTATAGTTTACACGACAGTTATGAAAATTCAAATAATAAAAAAGAAAATGCATATTTTTCAAATTATGCGTTATGGAGAAATGAAATATCGAATGAAAATTCAAGACAGTACAATTTAGGATCATTCCCAAGAACAGAAGCTAAAAAATATTTAAATAATAAAATAACAAAAAATAAACATCAATTAAGATGTGAATTTATGACTTATGTAGATGAACAAATATATCCTGGAGATAAAATATCTGCTATATTCATGTCTGGACTTACCGAAATAACAAAAGATAGACAAACCCATTTGTTTGATGAACATATGAGTGATGAATGGGTAGTAGAAGATATAGTGGATAGTTATAGAAATGGTAAATGTATTAGAAAAATGGTTGTTGTTAAAGATTCATTTTTCAATATGTATGATAAATCAACAGGTTCAGATAATTCTAAATCTCCGTTACCTAAAATTAATTATGTTAATAAAGGAAATATATGAGTGATTTAATGATTGATATTATAGAAGTTTGTGAATTAGAACCTATTAATTTTAAAAATGCAATATTGGAAATATTTTTAATTGATGATATAGAATTAGAAGCTATTTTAACTTAAAAATAGATAAATATAAACAAAAGGAATAAAATCATGTCAGATATAGTAGATAATGTATATAGAAGAGGGGATGCAATAACATTGTTATTAAAACACAAACCATTTATTGATTTGAGTTTACCTCCATCTTCAAATGAATATCGTGATGCAACTTGTGTCACAGTAGCTATTTATGATACCTCAGAAACCGAAACTATGATATTTTCGGCACAAATGAAACGTGTCCCTAATAGAACTGGATGGTATTATTATAGATATCAAACAACAAGAGATATGTTAGTTGGATTATATACTGTTATATACACAACTGTTACTAGAATAGATGGAGAAGATTTAACTTCTAGGGCGGTTCAACAATTTAGATTGATGAATGATGGAATAGTGTAATATGAGTACAATAAGTGAACCAAACCATATTTTGGAAATAAACGAAGCTCACGCTGATAATTTTATTGTAGTTATTCCTAAATTGCCTACGTCTGTGTTTGTTGGAAGCGTATTTAATGAAATCACTAAATCTCAAGGGTTTAGTACAAGTTCGTCTGGTGCAACAGGATCTTCTGATCAATGTCAATCAATTAATAACAATCAAATTATAAGAGAATCTAATCTTGATATAACAAATTATAAATTGTTTATTAAATCGTTTAATACCCCTTCTATCAACGTTGCTAATTTTGGTGTCGATACTCAATTTGCAACTTTAAAAAGAGCATCAAAAATACAATTTTCAGATTTTACTACATCTTTAATGATTTCAGAAAACTTT